GCAGTACTTATCGTAGTTATGTATCTTTAATAGTTCTCGTTTAATCTTCGAACTCATACATCTCATCTGGTTGTCCGCATACACATTCGTATATGAAACAACCACAATCTTCACACTCGTCTAGTTCCCCTCTTGCAAATGGGTCATCAACTTGTGGTTCACTCATCGCTAGGTTCCTCTTCTGCTAGTGATTTCATTATGTCATTAATGGTTGGTTCAGGTGTTGGTTCAGTAGGTGTAGGCATTAGAAGGGTACCTCCACATGATTGTGTTGGCATGCCTTGCGCCAAGCATGTAGTCTGCTTTTAAGAAATCTATTTTCATTTAGCAAGTGTATATTAGCAAAGATAGTGATAAAGATTAACGCTATAGATGTGACCAATGCTATAGTAATAGCAATGATATCGCCAGTTGTTAAGTACATTGTTTCTCCTTGTATAGTAGTTGGATTAATTATAACTTGCGAGTAGCATCCGATTACCGAAGGGACCCGCACATAAAAAAAGCAGGTAGGTGAGAGCCGTTAAGCCCCCACCTACCTGTACTATTTAAGCAGTTACAACTTCATGTACTTCTAGTTGTAACTGTGGTGCTCGGCGGTCACCCTCAGCAACACCTGGACGACGGTCAAAGCGTGTAACCAAACGTCCTTTAAGCGTTACCAATTCGGTTTGTTCCTGACCCTGACGAGCCTTGTCCAACCCAATGATGTCACCTACTGTTGAGTCATCAAGTGCCACGATATTCATACCACATACGTAGACTTGACGGTCAGCGTTACCATTTGAGAACGCAGAGATTTCACGTTGGTCAAACCAACCTGTAACCATTGTACCCTTTGAACCAGTAAATGACTTGATGTTCTTGATTTTGCCTGTAATCGTTACTTCGTTGTTCATTTCATTCTCTCTTTCGTTAGTTGTTAGTTTGTGTTTGGGGTGAAGCCCCTCCCACTTGGGAGAGGGGCAAGCCCCACTTTTACTGTATAAACTTACTGATTTCGTTATACAGTGATGTTGATACATTATGCTCCAATGGTTTGTCACAATCTTGACAATCGTTGAACACCTTTGGCGTGAGTAGGTGACACCAAGGGCACTCTGTCTCACGTTGTGATTGTGTATAATCTTGTAACTCCCATAGGTTGTCCAGTTCTCCACCGTCTTGTAGGTCTGTGGTTGGTTTCTTGTACTCGTATCTAAACTCCACGATACTGCCGTCGATTTGAACGGCAGGGCGTGGTAGGTACACGACTGGACTAACCCAATCGTGAGCACTTGGCTCTGTGTTCAGGAGCCACTGATGTTTGTACTGAAGGTTCCCTTCATCGACTAACTCGTACGCTTTATCAGTTAGTCTTGCGTCAGCCGTATCGACGCAATCTGTACATAGTTGTTCTTGTGCGATACATTCAGGACATGTGTTCATGAGTGTGAGTGAGTCCTGTGTGTAGTCTATGTTCATCGTTCTTTCCTTTCGTCCTGTATCCACCTGATGTGAATACGCCTAAAGAAATACTCCTAAGTCATACCCTGAAGCGAATAGCGAAGGGGCGGGCATGGCTTTAGACATGCCAGGACACGTGGTTTACCACGTGGACAGAGCAATCGTGACCGCTTTACTCTGCTGAATAGGCAGAGTAGGGAACGATTTGACGACGGAGTATGATGAAGGCACCGTAGGAGGACGAGCGTTAGGGCGGCGCGTGTGGCTTCAGACACACCGACGACATAGCGAGAGATGCGGGCTGCGTGCATGGCAGCATGAGGATGCCATAGCCCTAGAGGCTTGGTATCCGATTGCGACAGGCGAGACCGCGCTTGCGCGGGCGGACAGCCTTCGGTCCGACCATCTGGCGAATTGCCATTTATAAGAAATGGCATGAGCGATTCGGTAGAACTGCTGAGGGGTTTATACCATCGGCAGGCTGAGAGGTTTGGAGATACTTCTCCAACTGTATATATTCTATTAACAGACTGGCTCCCAGATAACCTATTTATTTGGCAGGCAGACTGTCTATACATACAGTAGCCACGCTGTACAGAATATAGAGTAATATATACGTACATGTAGTCTACTATTAGACCCCAGGTATGTTAATATACTGCTCTATTACATATGGTATCTCTACCTATATATTTCTGTCAGTATAGTTACAGGGGGTATACTTAACTGTTTCTATTAAGTAATAAACAATTTTGTACAAAAGAGTCCGTTTTAGGTATTTGGACAGGTTAAGTATATATGGATAGTAAAATAGTTCGTAAGTCTTTTTAGAGCCTTACTCACATCTGTTACAATATGCTGTACAAACTGTCTGTTATAGGCGGGACAACTATACCTACAGGATGGGACGATAATGTCTGGATTCAAGAGTGGGGGCGAACATCACCTTGCTAAGGGATTAGCCCTTGCTAAGGCAAACGTCCTTGAGAGCGTACGCGCTGGAATTTCGATTCCCGCTGCGATGGCAAAAGAAAACAAGAAGGCAGATACCATCCGAGTGTGGATGGCGCGAGACCCTGAGTTTACCCGAGCCTTGGAAGAGGCAAAAGAAGAGGGGCAGAAACAATCCTTCACCGCCATGGGCGTTGAGAAGGAGTCTATCCCCTTTGCTGATTTCTCAAAAGCATTTCTAGACCAGACGGTCTTTCCCCATCACCAAGACTGGGTGGACCTACTTGAAGGGCATACCCCTTCGTGGCTGCACCCCTCTATGATTTATGAACCTGGGGAGAACAACCGTCTGCTGGTGAACGTGCCACCTGAGCACGCTAAGTCCACCGTCATTACGGTAAACTACTCAACTTACCGCATTGCCCTCAATCCTAACATCCGCATCATTGTGGTTTCTAAGACATTGAATAAGGCTCGTGAGTTCGTATACGCTATTAAGCAACGACTGTCCCACCCACGCTGGCTCAAACTGCAGACCGCATTCGGTCCAGAGGGCGGCTGGAAAGGTGACGCTGATACTTGGCGAACCGATACTGTCTACCTTGGGGGCGATGCGCGTAACTCTAGTGAGAAGGACCCAACCCTTCAGGCACTAGGTATGGGTGGTCAGATTTACGGTGCTCGTGCTGACTTGATTATTCTTGATGACTGTATAACGACTGCTAATGCCCATGAGTGGGAAAAGCAGATGGACTGGCTACAGAAAGAAGTTATTACTCGTTTGGGTAAAAACGGTAAACTGTTAGTAGTAGGGACACGAATTGCTGCAAATGATTTATATAAAGAACTTCGTAATCCGAAGCACTGGTCGGGTGGCAAAACGCCTTTCACATATATGGGCATGCCTGCCGTCCTTGAGTATAAAGATAACCCGAAAGACTGGGTTACGCTCTGGAAAGAATCTGACGTCCCATGGGATGGAGACGATACTACGCCACAGGATAATGGCTACTTCCCAAAATGGGACGGTCAAGCCTTATTTAAGCGTCGTAGCGAAGTCACTCCATCAACCTGGGCACTCGTCTATCAACAAGAAGACATCCAAGAAGATTCAATCTTCCCACCAATGCTGGTGCAAGGGTCAACTAACGGGATGCGAAAGCGAGGTCCATTAAAGGACGGCGCTGCTGGACATCCTCCACAAGTAGACGCTTATACTGTTATTGGATTTGACCCTGCTATGGCAGGTAATGCTGCGTTTGTTGTAGCAACATATAACAAAGCAGACGGTAAGATTTACGTAGTTGATTGTATTAACATGGGTGAACCAACACCACAAAAAATTAGGGCGACAATTGAAGAACTTACAATTAGATATAGACCACAAGAATTTCGAGTTGAAATCAACGCTCATCAAAAAGCCTACTCACTCGATGATGACTTACGAAACTGGCTTGCTTCATACGGCGTACGGCTTGACGCTCACTTTACAGGCAAAAACAAATGGGATACTTCCTTTGGTGTTGCGTCAATGTCTAACCTCTTTGGCACAGTCCGTGAAGAAAAGTTCCAAAAGAACAACATTATAGAACTGCCATCATCAGATGGCTCTGAAGGCATTAAGGCTCTTACTCAACAACTACTAACGTGGAAGCCAGAGACTAGAGGCAAGACTGACTGTGTTATGGCTTTATGGTTTGCAGTAATTCGTATTCGTGAATTAATGCAATCGTCAAGTCGAGTAGGACAGTATGCACAAAACAGATGGGCTACCCGAGCACAAGTATCTCATCGTAACTCAATTAACTTAGATGAAGCGTTTGCTTCTCAATGGTCTGAACAATACGGATAGGACAACAATGGCTTTATCAATGGAACAGATTGCTGCGCGAGTTCAATCGCTGCGCTATCGTAACAACGAGCGTGATGCTCGTAACCTAGATGTCCTTGCTGTACGTAAAGGAAAGATTGCTGAAGTATATCCTGACTTTTTTCCAGACGGAGTAGATGCAAATGTCGTTGCGAATTTTGTTGACATTGTTGCCCGTGACTTATCCGAAGTTATGGCACCACTACCAGCCGTCAACTGCTCGGCAGCGAATACGGTTAATGACCGTGCTCGTAATTTTGCGGATAAGAGAACTCGCATTGCTGCTAATTATTTTCAAAATTCTGACCTCGCAGTCCAAATGTACTCAGGAGCAGACTGGTACATAACATATGGTTTCGTCCCTTTCATTATTGAATTAGACGAAGATAGCAAGTTGCCACGTATCCGAATAGAAAATCCAATCGGGGCTTATCCTGAGTTTGACCGCTATGGGCGATGTGTTGCATTTGCGAAAAGATATACACTGACATTAGGTGAATTGGTTTCACAATTCCCTGAGTATGAAAGAGAGTTGCTTGGTGGCTACGGCTACAAGCAAGACCTCAATCATCAGGTTGAAATGATTCGTTACTACGATAAAGACCAGTCAGTTATTTACATCCCATCAAAAGATAATCTAATTTTATCAAAGGCTAATAACCCACTTGGTAAGATGATGGTTGTTGTTGCACGTAAGCCATCAGTTGATGGCGAATTGCGTGGACAATTTGATGACGTACTTGGAATCCAACTGCTTCGCAACCGTTTTGCATTACTTGCAATGGAAGCAGCAGAGAAATCTGTACAGGCTCCAATCGTACTTCCTCAAGATGTTCAAGAATTGCAACTTGGTGGAGATGCAGTTATCCGCACAAACAATCCAGCAGGTGTGCGCCGTGTTGAACTATCAATTCCACAAGGTGCATTTACCGAACAAAGTATTCTTAATCAAGAACTTCGTGTTGGAACACGTTATCCCGAGGGACGTACGGGAAACATTGATGCTTCTGTTGTTACTGGACAAGGTGTGCAGGCTCTTATGGGAGCCTTTGATACACAGGTTAAATCAGCACAAGCAATCTTCTCTTCTGCTTTACGTGATGTAATTAGCGTTTGCTTTGAGATAGATGAAAAAATCTTTCCTGATGAAAAAACAATTCGTGGTGTTGATTCAGGTTCACCATATGAAATTACATACAAGCCTTCTAAAGACATCAAGAGTGACTACTCTGCAGATGTACGCTATGGAATGCTTGCTGGTTTAAACCCAGCACAGGGACTTATCTTTATGCTTCAGGCTTTGGGTGGCGGTCTTATCTCTAAGGATATGGCTATGCGTGAACTTCCATTTACGGTTAACGTAACTCAAGAACTTGAAAAAATTGAAATTGAAAAGATGCGTGATTCACTTGTTGGTTCATTAGCATCTATGTCACAGGCTATACCTCAAATGGCAATCCAGGGGCAGGACCCAACAGATTTAATTCGTAAGATGGCTGATGTTATTAACTCACGTAAATCTGGAAAGCAAATTGAAGACGCTATTCAAGATGCGTTTCAACCCGAGAATCCTCCTGCTGGTGAACAAATACAGTCTGAGCAACCTGTCCCCGCTGCTCCTGGTGAACCACCAGCAGGAGGCGCTCTTCCAAGCGCCGCACCAATGGCGGAAGAAAGACCAGGATTACAAACACTTCTTAGTACATTAACTGGAGAAGGTGGAACAAAGAGCGCATCGCGTTTAAGTCAACAACGAGCAGTATAGGAGTAAACCATGGCAACACCTCGTAAGAGAAAAGTAAAAACTGTTGCTAATGAAGATTACTCTAAATTAGATATGTATTGCATTTGGTTACATGAATACTATTGTGCGTTAATCCGCGCTGGGTTTAAATCAGATGTTGCTATGACAGTTATGATGGATAAATTATCTTACCCTGATTGGGTAGAATATAAAATGCCAAGAGAAATTGATATTCAAAATTACATGGATGAGGATGAGGACGAATAATGGGCGGAATGGGAAGCGGCGGATACAAACAACCTATGAATCCAGCACCAGTATCAGGTCCTGGTGCTCTATCACAACGTACTGATGGCGGAGCAATTGAAGGTATGACACAACCAGTACAGCAATATACTGGTTTTGAATACGGCATGAATAAAGAAATTAATGATATGCAGTCTTCACAGCCTCTTGCTGGTAATGGTATGCCAGCAGTTCCATTGACTGCACCTACACAATTTCCAGACCAACCAGATTCATTTGGTGCATCATGGGATGAAACTACTCCTGGTATTGATACAACTTTTGTTCAGGGAATACG